TCAAAACGGCCTCCAGAACGTGCAGGCATAGGGCTATCCTCTTTCTTCGATGGATGTTTTAAAACTGTCTTGCCAGACCAGCTTTCCATTACCGAGTTTGAGCAAGCTTCCACCTTCAAACTCGGTTGGCTCATATTCTTCAGTAGGTTGCCAGCCGCGTAGTTGAGCTTTGACAGCTTTCCGAACTGACTGGACTTCTTTTTCAGCTTTGAGGCCGCTTCGGTCATTCACTACCTTGAAAACCAAAATCACCGAAAAACGATCTACGACATCTTGAGAAAAGCCATTTGAGAACTTATTGGCGCCAGCTCGTTCACGCTCAGGTACAACAAAGGCTGCGGGTGTTGGCACCTGTTGATCAATATTGGAAAATTCAAGTGCGCCACCGACCTTCTTTAAAGTCCCGTTGTTCTTTAATTCTTCCAAATGAGTGATGGCTTCAGACAAAATCATTGCAAAACCCTCTCAAGATGATTTCTCAGAATGTCTGAAAGCATTTCTTTATCATCCTCACCAATACCAATGAACTGGCGTTTCGGGATGGTCACAGATTGTTTGTTGCTCCATGTGTTTCCAATCTTGAAACGAAGCCCCTTTGATGTTTTAGCCTTGATAACCGCGCCGCCTTGATGCACAGCAGCATATGGCACGTTGGTTCCAGCCTCGACCTCTTCGTTACCAGCAATGTGTGTTATGGAGTTTGCTAAATGACCTTTATCTGAAAGTGTCAGTCCGCCTTCTTCTCTTGCTCGAATGGAAGGCAACCATTTATTGCCATCGGGGTCCGTCTCATTCTCAAAATTCATTAAAATTGACGTGACCAATGCAGAACCGGCCTCATCCATTGCAGGTGTCAAATCCTGTCCAGCTTGAAGTAATCCTTCAAGTGCGCGTTGGATTTCGACATCATCAATTTTAATTTCTAAACTAACGCCACTCATGTCAAAACCCCTTCATGTTGTTCATCGTGAACACGGGATCATCACCTTGAAAAACGGCGGCATCTCCTGTTTCTGTTGCAGGTTTTGCGCCATCAATATTGAGTTCGACGTCTCGAGAAGCGATAGATTTGAGAGTCTTTAAAGCCTCTTTAAAACGTTCATCAACCTGCTCGGTACTGTCTTCGTCATATAAAGAGTGACGGGCAATATCACATGAAATGCGTTTGAGGATGCGCGGAACCGTCGTCAACGGCAAAGCATAAGATGCTTTCGCCAAATAGACATCAATCAAGTCCTGCGCATCCTCAAGCGCACGAGATATGACCGTAGCATCAATAACGCCCACATCATTGCGATCAGTGAGAGAGATAAGCTCATCCTCACCAAACCGATCAATCATGTCTTGTTGTGTTGCATAGGTCATATCTTGCGCTCTTTTTTTAGTCTTTGTTTTCGTTCTTCACAGCAAGCCAAACAGCATTTAGAACTTTGCCTGCCACATCAAAACCGAGTTCTTTTTCCAAAGCAGAAACGGTTGGTTTTTGCTTTGGGTCGGCTTCAAAAGCTTTGCGCACAGCTTCCATTAGACGTTTTTCATCGTCTTCGGAAATGCCAGTTTCAACTTCAGCCTCGGTTTCAACTACCGTCAGCATTTTGTCATCTTTGAGAACTTTGATTTGATCTTCCGTAAATTCATCCACCGGAATATCAATCGGTTGAGACGTAAACTTTCGACCCAAGCGCCAGAACGACTTGGTGTGTGCCGCGATACGTAATACCTTTTGCATCTGTTCATTCTCCCCCTTTATGCCAGCCAAGGCTCTTCATGGAGCTTCAGAGCTCCTCGGTTAATATTCGTGGTTCCGTTGATTTCCTCAGCATTGAGCAAGGTACGTGCTTTTTCACGTAAGATCGGAGGCACCACCAAATGAGTTGGACGAATGCGCAGCGGTTTTGCATTGTCACCCTTCATGGACATCATTGCTGAAATAACCGCGTTCAGGTTTTCGGCGGTCAAATCCTGCTGAGATTGGTGGATCAATTGCCACAGGCCGTAACCGACGTTGCCCCGACCATCCGCGCCATAAATAAATTCGTCATTATGGAAAACGTTCGGGTCTTTCGGGTTGTCCAGTGCTGTGAAGCGGTAATCTTTACGTTTTTGATAAATAATTGGCTTAATCACTTTACGATTATCCATCACATACCAAGCTGGGCTGGCACCTGTCGTAAAATTGGAAACAGTGGTTGTGCCAGTTGCTTCCGTACCGACCGGGTGGTCCGTATCAAAAAAGTACTGACCATCATAACAAAGCTCTTGATCACCAACTTGCAAAGCACCGTAAACCAGTTCGTCAGGATGTTCTTTCGCATCTTGGCCAAGTTGTTGGAACATCGGCGGGTAAATACCGAGTTCATCATCTTCAATGTCGGTCGCTTCAACCGTTACAGTATTTTCAAACTTTTTGTTTGTGATCGAATAGCCATGTGCCTTCAAACTTTGAAGAACACGGGGGCCAATCCATTCACGAAAGCCCGTTGTTTTACCAAGCCAACCATAGGTATTGGACTTTGAAGTCGAATTAATGGTCGTCGCGATCATATCGTGAGTCGCTTCCGCTCCATCAAAAGCGCCCTGAAAAACCTTACTAAATCCGGTATTCAGGACCATTAGATTTTGAGGTGTAATTTCCATTATGTCAGTGTCCTTGATTAAGAGATTTCGACCCAGACGCCTTGGGCATCTACATCGCGACAAACACCGGCTGCACTGCGTGTGCCTGTCCCATCGGTTGAGGCAACAGTTTGATCGTCAACGATGTAAACCGTTTTTCCGATATGAGTGCGATCACAAGTGTGCGTACCGTCGTTTTTGAACAACCAAGTTCCTTTGCGATACGGAACTTTCTTGGCACCATTAGCACCGCCTGTGTTATCCACTTCTTCAAGAGCAACACCCAACGCGATCAGGTCTGTTGCTGTTGTACCTTGTGCGGTATAACCAGATGCATTATTGACGACCAAAGCCCCTTGATAAATTTTGGTATTGGCAGCGGCATCTCCATGCCATGTATTGCCATCATCACGACGAGGCGTCGGACGACCTTCTGTTAGAGCAGCCATGAATTAAACCTCCTCTAATTTCATCAGGTCATCAGCGAATCCTTTTTCGTCGAGACCGAGTTGTGAACAAATAGTCAAAGCGTCACCGCTGAGTTGACTGGATTTCGGTTGTGGCTTAACACTCGGTACGGATTGCTTGCCAATTACAGGAATGGCTTTATCCAAATATTTGGAAAGTGAATCTGGATCTTTTGAAGCCAATTCCATCGCCCAATCCCGTTGCGCCGGAGTGAGTTTACCTTCACGGATGGCATCATCCACGGCAGTTTGATGTTCTGTTTTTTGTGATTGAGAACACAGTTCGATAACCTGCTGGTGCAGTTCATTGTACTGATCAATGGTTACATATTTAGCCGGATCCGGTTGGGCTTCTTCAGACAAGCCACCGATTGCGGCACAGATTTCAGGAACACCAGCATCGCCATCCAGTTTAAGAGCCGATGTGATTTTCGTAAGGTCGGGAGTTTTGTGTTGTTGGGAACATAGTTCTTTCACAGCATCTGTCACACCTTGCACATCAGCTTCCCCGGTTAAACCGAGGACGGATGCCAAGTTGCGGACGAATTCGTCCAATTCCATGTCATCATTCTCCTGAGAAGAAAGTTCAATAAGGTCAAGAGCGGGGTCATTCGTGAGAGCAGCTCGATCAATCCGCAAGACTTCGCCTGTTTGGCGAGAGCGGCGAAATACGGGTGATAAAAAACGATACTCTTTAGCCGTGATGGCTTCAGACGCTCTGTCAGTCCATTCAACTTGTCCCCAGATACCGTCTTCACGGCTTTCCAATCCCACGATCCAACCACCAGCAGGAGCACCACCGCCGTTTTTACGGGTGAAATCAATTTGGTGATCATAATCGATCGGCAAATCCATATTCAGGCTTTGACTTGCACGAATTACGGCTTCAGGGTTTTGAAGCGTGAACGGTCCACGACCATCTCGCATATGGAACTGACCCATAGGCAACAGTTGCACCCATTCCGGTGCGCTACCTTGAGAGCTGAGTTCAAGTTTGAAAAGAGTCATCTCTTCGCTTTCTCAATGAATAACCTGTCGAGAAAGCGATCTTATGAAGTTCGAGTGGGGAGATTGAGACTGATATTTGTCACCCCGACTTTATTAGTCGGTACGATTGATCAAAGCCTAACGCCAGATTTAAAAATCTACAACCCTGTTTAAAGCCCGTAGAGACGTTTTTCCTCTATTTTGGCATACACCTTCATAAAAACCTTTAAACGGCTTTTTAAAGACATTTGAAAGGGACTATGCTATATTATTCTTAGGTCTTCGATGGCAGCTGGGAAAAGTTTCCAATCTTTTTTGGAAGAAGCGCACGTCCAGCTCAGTATCTTATTTGATTTCTGTTACGGGGAGGGTGGCGTTCCCCCTTCGGAGACCTATTCAATTTTTCCCTTTAA